AAAAATTTTAATACATGATTAGTAAAAAAAATTATTATGCTAAATGAATGATTCCACTATTTCTATCCTGGTCACTTCGTACCTGAGGAACTTGGATTGTCATCACTTTGAAATTTTCAATGAAGTTTCCTTCAGATTTCCATTGAACGTTTTGTATTCCCATCCCTCTTACAAGTCTTACGACATCAGAAGTCATTTGAACCAAAAGGACGTTATCGGCAGTCAAAGTATCAATAATTTCAACACCTTTAATTCCACCAATTTTTAAGATTCTTTCGCGAATGGTGATACCTTTTGTGGTATCATAATCCTCATCTAGTACAGTTTCATAAGCTGTAGGGATATATAATTTCCAAGGTCCAAAATGCTTGGCAGAAATACTGGCTTGTTTCATTGCCAAAACATCGTCAATAATTAAAGCTGCAGTCATTGCTGAGGCATCCCAATTAGTGGATAATGTTTCTTGATTTCTGTCTGGGTGATTTAGGTAACTATAAATAGTACCTCCCCCAAAAGCATAAGTAGTATCAGTGAATAACATTGTTTCCAATTTCTGATTTACTTTTCTTGTAGCTCTTTCAGCACTGGTAATATCTAATGCGTTACCTAATTTTCTGCTGGCAGCTAATGCTCGTAAATTAATTTCATAATCTACATGAATAATAGGAATTGGTAAATATTCAGTTTCATAATTCACTCTATCATTTTTAGAGCGAGAAATACCATCCATTGTAAGGTCTGCCTCCATAGCATCACTCATTGTATGGGTTTCTAAAACTGTTGACCCCATTCCATTTCCAAGATTATAAACTAATCCGTTGGATATTAAATCCTGCACCCCACCTAAACGACTTTCAGAAATCTTCAAAATTGCTTCATCTAATTGCTTCCATTCATCCCTACGTAAAGTAGCATTGGTATTTAATTTTGTTGTTTTGTAACTTGAAGGTGATTTAGGGTCTCCTCCTTTAAATGTAGTGACATAAGCATTTCCATCTTTACCAATGTAAGGTTTTAAATTACCTACATCCATTTGGCTTCCAAAATAAGCCCCTAATTCTCCTTGCGATTTACCGTTTCCGATAAAATCCATATTTTCTTTCATAAAATTTCCTCCTCTATTTGTTTTATTTTGTTAATTAAAAAATTCTGATTTGAAGTCTTTGCGTAGGTTCTAACCCACTTGACGCTAAATTTAAATCTAAAGCTTCAACAGCTTCTCCAACGATTTGATTTGTGTAAATTGAATCACCACCAGATTCAATGTCTGCTGTATGTTTCTGTAAGTAACCGTCTTCGGCACTTTCTAATAAATCACCAATTACTATGGTTTCTCCATCTTTCAATAGAGCATATACTTGATCTCCTCTTCCTGGAATCCATACTTGTACCGGTGCATCTATTGCATAGGCATCATCAATACCTTTACCTTGAAGTTCATCTTCCAAAGCAAACATTTGAATCATGTTCTGCCCTTCGCTTGAATGAGCTTGGACTTTACCTGCACTGGTTAATTCAATTAACATACCTGGAGTAATTGCAGCCACTGCATTATACTCTTCAAATACCTTTGAATAATTTTTTAATTTAATTGTTCTTTTTGTTGACATTTTGTTTTTCTCCTCTCTAAAATAGTTTTATTTTGTTAATATTATTTTTCATCCATTTTAACATCCGCTGGATACATAGCTTGCTCATCTACTACATTTGTAGGAACTGTATTATTACCGTTCAAACTGAAATCAACAACTTCCGGAATTGATTTAGCAATTTTTTCAAGCATTGATGTACTCATGTTTTTTAATTCATCTTCCACCCAAGCATCCTTAGTATTATCCAATATGGATTTTTGTAGTCCTTCACGATGTGCATTATGTAATGCTAAACCGGATTTCATCTGGTCTTGCATTCCTTCTGGCATAAAAGCTATAAATTCTTCAGGTGTTTTAAATGACGCTTTCAAATCATTAATTATTTCCTGTTTATTTACTTCTACTTTTACTTCTTCTTTTTTTACCTTAATTTCTTTAGGTATTAATTTGTTAATGGTTACTTCATCTTGTTCTGTCAACCATTTTCTGTCTTCCTTTGTGAAATTAGAAGCCTTATTTAAAATTAAAGCATCTACTTTCTCAGGACAGCATTCTTTTTTCTTTTCTTCCATGTTTTGTACTCCTTTTGTTCGTTTAAATTTGTTAGTAATAATATTATATGATATGTCCTTCTTTACTTGTTCAGGGTCCTCTGTAAATTCAACGGTTTCATCTGCTTGAAGAACATAATTCCTTTTAAAATACTTATCAGGCTGCCCTTGCGTGCATATTCTATACACAAAATAATTAGGGTATATTTCCTCCAGATAATATGAACCGGTATTCGTATCCATTGCATCCAACTTTGTTTGGACTAAATTTACTAATTCTCTGAACCCTTGCTCATTGATTTGTACAACTGCAAAACCTTTTCTGGCAAGTGTTTTCAATTCTTCATTTTTTAATTTTTTCAATTGATTTCCTCCTTTCATGTTATTTCTTATACCACAACCATCTCCCCAACTGCATGCTCCTACTTCATTTGGTAACAATGCTAAATGGTCTGGTCTGTGGTTATGCGCTATCGCTATATAATCTTTTCCTTGATATTGTCCTTCCTCTTCTTCATCATCAGTAAATATACCTACGCTGACATCAATAGGCTTTTGGTCTTTTATCGCTTGTAAGACTTCAGGAAAACGTCCTGCCATTAAATTAGTATCTAACCAAGCTTCCGCTTTTAACTTAATTCCATCAACAAATGTATTGTAAACCCTACCAATAGCTTCTTCTTCAATTACTTGTGGACTATTTGCCGATACATTACCTCCATTTCTTTGTGGATGGGAAATTGTTACAGGTATACCATCCCAACTTGCTGGGTATTTACCTAATTCAGTAATTGAATGAAATAAAGCTCCGTGACTTCCTGAATGCACTCCTTCATTCATCATTATCACAGGAACTACCACAAATTCTTTTCCCTGGTGGTTTTCTGTTCTTATTACATAATCTGAATTTACTTGTATATAATTATTCATTGTAATTTATTTTTTAATTTTCGTTTCCACTTCTAATGGAAGCGCCAAACACCTACAATTATGGACAATAATACCCTTAGCCATATATGACTCGTCCTCTTCCACACTTAAATTATATAATGTTCTCCTTTTTTTAAGTTCCCATCTTTTTATTTTTTCAACTTCAATATCAACTGTTTGATATTCTTCTGGATTAACCCATTGACGGTCTGTAATATCTAAAGAAAGACATGTATGACTACAATATTTATTAAAATATGGAATTAATTTACCACATCGTTTACATTTATTTGCAAGAACTCTTAATTTTTGACCTTCTTTTATTTCACCTGCTGGTATCCAATATTCTTTATTTTTATTATATACCAAAACTAAATGATTAGATGTCATGGATAAATGTAAATCACCTTTAAATTTAAATTTAGTGACCTCTGTAAGTTGTTTCGGTGTTCGTGGAAGAGCATAAACATTTCTAAATCTATTTTTATGAGTCAAAACCAAATCGCCTACTTCAATATTTCCTATTTGCTTCCACCCTTTGGAAGTATATATTGGAATTTGCTTATCTATAAAACAATTTGGATGCTTAGGAATCATACTTTCTATTTGGTCTAATGTAAATTTATGACCTTCTAATGCCCCACATTCTGGACAAACTCCAAAACCAGCCGTACTCCATTCTGCTTTTACTTTTACACCTTCCAATCCCCAATTTCTATACTCTTGGATAGTTGCTTGATGATGAGCCCTGATTATTTCCGTTCTTGCTAATGTTTGTGCCCTTCGTTGTGCAGGTACAAACCTACCTAAAGTATCAGTCAAAGCTAAATCACCTTGCTTTCCAAATATCGTTTTCGTTAATTTACTTGCTAATAATCTTGGATTATCACCGTCTGCAATGCCTTGAGCAAGAATCCTACTAATCTGCCCATCCATTGCTTGTGTAATGCCTTTCAAATCATTAAATGTTCTTGTGTATAATAAACCTAACCTATCCATATGAAACGGAGTAGACATTGAAATTGCTAAGCCGCCTGATTGTTCAATACTTGGTACAGCATACCCTGCATATTTTAATTCCGCTCGTGCTCTTAATACACCACGTTGATAACTATCTTTTATATACATATTAGTCCAAGCACCTTCTGCTGCTCCTCCCAATTGCTCCATTTTAGCAATTTCTAAAACTCCATCATCTACTTGATTGCGTAACCAAGTCATAAATGCTTCCACTTTATCAGAACTACGAGGAAATGCAAATGCTCCTTGTCCTGGAGGTGTCATTGTGTATATTTCAGGATTAGTTGTCCAACCAAAACAATTATCATCAACCACTGCTTTTCTAATCACTCCTCGTAATTGCACAAACCTTTTATTCATAGCACGTACAAACGCATTTCTTAATGTCGTCGTCCGTGTAGGGTCGTAATTTAATTGCGAATAATTAGTAATCGGTGATTGACAAGTATGAACCATTTAAATTTTATTGTTTTTCATTGTTTTCATTAACTCTAACAAACTTTCTTTCCTTTCAAGTATATTTATATATAAACAGTATAAAATCGCTTAAAACGTCTTATTCTGCTTCCTCTTCTTCTGCTTCCGCTTCCGCAATTGATTTTATTTCCTCATTCATTTCAGCATCCCTTAATTCTATAATGTCTGTAATTTGTTCCTCTTTCAAACCTAAAAAATATTTAAAAAATGCTTCCGGAGAAACAATACTTTCCACCGCTGGATTAGTTAAATACTCTTTTAAAGCCGTTGCCCTAACTTTACCTACTTCTGCTTTGTCCTTTTCTGAAGGGGCAAATAAATCCTCCCATTCAATTGTATAGACACCGCCTTCAGGCATAGGTAAAAT